TCATGCCGCCAGATCCTTTCCTTGCTGAAGATGCAGGGCCAGCATGTCGCCCAGTTGCTGGCCGATCTGCCTGCCGACGCTGCGGGCCGTGTCCTGACTGCGGACCGCGTCGAAGGCGGCCGCGACGTGGGTGTGCTCGACCGCCTCGCCTTTCTGAACGGCGACAGTCACGCCCAGGATGGTGAGACGGTTGCTCATTCCCCCGCCTCCGTCGGGGCTTCCTCTCGGGTGGCGGCAGGCGTCGGCATATAGGCCCACAACAGGTCTTCATGCGCCAAGCGCAGGTCACCTTTGCCGGGGTAGATGCTGTCAAACCACCAGTTCTTAGCGAACTCGCCGTCCTTCAGGTGATCCAGCGCAGCAAAAACACCCTCGTGTCGGCGGTGTAGATGGGCGTCTCGGACGCGCCAGAAATCCTCGCCCTCCCGCATATATGCAATCAGGAGCGGCCGTCCGTATTCCGGGAGCGCATCTCCAAGTCTATGCCATTCCACCGCCCCGCCTTCCTCGCGCACAGGGGCGGCGGCGAGGGCACCTTGAGCCTTGGCGAGTTCGATGGAGAGCCAGCGGATGCGCTCCTTGGCGGCGGTCTGGTAGTGCATCAGGTTCAGGTCGTTGCGGTCGGCCATGAACACCGCATTCGCCAGTGCGAAATCGGTCATGTCGGGCAGCGACCGAGGCTGGCCGTCATATTGGCGGACGAACGCGGCCCATGCGCCGTCGTCCTCGCAATGTCCGGGGCCTCGAGCCGGCACGGACACCATGCGGATACGGGCGCTCAATGGAAGCCCTCGCCTGTCTGGCGGTCGGCGGCGATGCGGACCTCGCGCAGGGCGGCGGCGGGGCTGTCGCCCTGGCCCGAGAAGATCAGGCCGCCGTTCTGCATAGGGTTGTAGTCGGGGCTGGTCAGGGTGGTCAGGTAACGCGAGCCGTCGAAACGGATCAGCCAGCGCCAGCCCGGGCGCAGGGCCAGCACCAGGGCGACCTCTTCCGCCAGCGGCAGCGAGGGCGACGGCCCGTTCATGGCGGCGCGCCAGAGTTCCTCCTTGTCCTTCACCTGGGCGAAGACGGCACCAGTGGACATGCCTATGCGCTGGGCGATGTCGCGGATCCCGGTGTCGAAGAAGCCGACGTGGGTGAAGAGAAAGCGGGCGGCGGCCAGCACCCTGAGACGGGTGACATCTTTGGCGATATCGCGGCGCTTGCGGGGGGCGCCGTCAGCGTCATGGGTTTCGACTACGTCGTTTGTGAAGACGAGCGGCGCGCGGACGGGTTCGAGCGGAACGACGGTCATGCGTCGACGCCCCAGCCGATCAGTTCGCGGGTCAGACGGGCGCCGGGCGCGGCCTTTTCATCGGCCGCGTGCCAGGCATACATGGCGGCGTAGCAAGAGAAGCCGTCGAGCTTGGCCAAGGCGTCGCCCCAGCGCGCCGCCTCGGGCGCGCCCTGCTCGGCCTGGGCCAGCAGCATGGCCAGGCCCTCGGCGCGGGGCGACCGGTCGGTGGCCGGATCTAGGACACGCACTACGCCGTCAGGGCCGAGCACGACGGTGGCGCGCAGGATGCAAGGGCGTTCCATCAACTGACTCCGCTCCTTGGTGCAGGTGTTCCACGTCGTCAGTTGAACCCGGCCGCCGACCCGGGCGTGTTTCGCTCGGCCCGTGCGGGGTTTGCGCATCGTCAACGTCTTCTCGCCCGTGCGGACAGGATCGGCGAAATCGCGGTGGAAGTTATAGGCGACCATTACAGGTTTCTCCCGGCGTGGCTGTTGAAGGGGTCGGCTAGATGCGCGGCAGGATCGTCGCGGAAGCTGGTGGGAACGCCGTTGAGGCGGATGATGTGGCTGGCGTGGATATCGTCGCGGGTGCGCGAGCAGATCCAATCCGAGGGCGTTCCGTCGGTCTTCGTGCCGAAGCAGATGAAGCGATAGGTGGCGACGGTCCCGCCGCAGCCCGTGGCGCGGATCTTGTCGCCTGGTTTGAGGACCGCGCGCGCGCGATCCGTTGCACGTCGGCTGGCGGCGCGTTGCGCCTCTGTAGCAAGGGCCATAGTTCAGACCTCGCCCAGCGCCGACAGGTAGAGGTCCATAATGGCGTCCTCTTCCTGACGCTTGGCCTTGTCCTGCTTGCGCAGGGCGATGACCTTGCGCAGGACCTTGACGTCGTAGCCGTCGCCCTTGGCCTCCGCGAAGACCTCTTTGATATCCGTCAGGACGGCCTGCTTGTCTTCTTCCAGTCGCTCGACACGTTCGATGATCGAGCGAAGGCGGCCTTGAGCCGTGGCGTTGAGGACGTCGGAGGACGCGTCGAAAGTTGCGGTGTCAGCCATGGCTCAGGCGCTCCGTTGCAGGGAAAGGGCGGCGCTAGCGGCCTGGTCGGCGGCGGCGCGGAGGCGGGCGGTCAGGCCAGCGGCCGGGAACGGCGGGTCATCGGCCAGGCAGTCAGCGGCGATGCGCAGTTCGTGGATGGCGACCGGACGGCGGCCGAGACCATCGGCGCAGTCGAGGAAGACGGTGGCGAAGACGAAGGCGTCGCCCGTGCCGTCCATGACGGGCCGCAGTTCGGCGATGGGCGTGAAGGTGATCGGCTGATCCCCGGCGCGTTGCAGGCGCATCAGCAGTTCAGTGACGCGGGCGACCGTCGCGCCGGGATTGTCGGGCGCAGGAAGCGCCGGCGGCGCGGCGATGTTGGTGACTTGTGTGGTCATGGGTGGTTCCCCGTGGTTGCGAGGAACAGGGTTAGTTGGGTTTTGTTGGTTATGTCAACTTACAAACACGACGCCAACGATGGTGGCAGCGAAAGCGCCGCCGTGAGACCCTCAATAAATGACGCTGGATAATCTTTTGACCGCAGCCGTAGCGGCGATCCTCGATCCGATCGCACTGTTCGTGTTGCTGTGGCCCGGCCTGCTCCATGAGCGCTGGTGGCCGCGGGTGGCATGGGCAATAGGCTGGACGTGCGTCACAGCCCTGCTGCGCGCCCCTTCAGGCTACGCAGCTGAGATGGCCCTCGCGACGTTCGCCGGAAGCCTGCTTTATATGACGATGTTGTGGTTGGCCCGTCGCGCTTACCTGGCCAGGCCGCTGAAACCTACTCGCCCCTGAGGCCGATAGCGTAAACGCCGGCGACGTCCGCCAGAGGTAGCTGCAGCTCGCGCTCTTCTGGGAAGAGTTCGGTCACCACCAGGTGATCCGCGTCGAAGCGCTCGAAACGCTTCACGGCGTAGGAGCCGTCCTTCATCTCGATGACGCAGCCCTGACCTCGCCGCGCCGGCTGGCGCGGATTGTAGGTCACGAAGCCGCCCGGCTCGGCATAGGGGAACATGGACATGCCGCCGAGACGCAAAACGCGGGTGCCCGGCGCAAAATAGCGCGAGAAGTCGATAACCTCAGCTTCGCCGCCGTCGTCATAGACGTTCGGTCGTAGGGCGCCGCCATGAGCGATCCCGCCGACAGGCAGGTGGAAGGCTGCGGGCGGCTGACTGCTGGATCCACGATTGATGGCCTCGCGCGCACCCAGGCGCTCGCGCTGCGAAGGCGTGAGGTCGTCAGGGATCTGCGTCAGTTCGGCGTCGAATTCCTCGCGGTCGCTGTTCAGCGCCTCGACCAGGATGGCCGCCAGCTTGGGATCCGAGAGGTGGCGCTTGCCCGCCTCGTAGTTCTGCCAGGCCTGGACAGTCACGCCTAGCGCGTTGGCGGCGGCCTCCTGGGTGACGCCCAGGCGGCGGCGCAACGCCTTTAGCGCCAGCCCTTTGCGGCGGCGGTCGGCGGCTTCGCGGTCCTTCATCACGGTCATCGCCGTGTTGGGCCACGATCTGGGTTTTCGCGCCAGCAACGTCATATCAACCTACGCTTTAGCACCGAAAGGTTGACAACACCAACAAATCACAAACGGATACGACGTCGGCAATCAACCTCGGGATTGAAACGAGTGACCGACACGCTTCCGACACCCCAGCCGCGCCCCGCCTTTGACGGGTGGCTGCGGCTGCATCGCAAGGATTACACCTGGGCCGCCGAAAACCTCGGCGTCAGCCGTGAATACGTGCGGCGCCTCTGCCTGCCCTTCAGCGACGAGGGGCGCGCCCCGCCAGGTGGCAAGCTGGTCGAGAAAATCATTCGCCTGACTGGCGGCGCAGTGCGTGGCGACGACTGGCACCCGCCCGTCGCTGAGATTTTGAGTGGACGGGCGGTGGCGGCATGACCGTGCTGGCCTTTGAACTCTTCATCGAGGGGCTGCGCGACTGGTGCTTCAGCCTGACCCTGATCGGCTGGAAGCTGGAAGTCGACTGCCAGAGCGGCTGTCGCCGGTTGATCGACGTGTCCCTGTGCCGGGAGGCGCGGACATGAGCCACAACCTGGTCATGACCAGCACCGAACGGGTGCTGTGGCGACAGATCGTCCAGGCGGCGTTCGACGCGGCGCGTGCGCCAACGGTCGAGGCGCGCGCCAAGGCGTTGCGGGTGGCGCTGAAGGGATCGGAAAGCCTTCGCCTGCCAGATCAGCGCCCGCTGCCGCTGGCCCTGTTCCGCGCCTTCCTGATGACGGCGCGGGGGTTCGGCGACGAGACGGACATGCGACTGAGGTCGCTGTTGGCCGCGCGGATGGAGGCGCTGAGCGACGCGGCGGGCGACGTTCTGGACGGATTGCGGCTGGAAGACCCGTCTCAAGACGGGGGACAGCCGCCCGCCTGGACGAACCGGGCGGACCTGCAATGAAGGCCGCGATTTCACCCCAGCTGCGCGCGCTGCTGGAAGGCTTCATCCAGACCGGGATCGACCTGCTGGACGAAATCGACAGGGCGGAGGCCGATCTGGAGCCCGACGCAGACGCCGAGGTGGTGTCGGAAGACGACGGTATCGTGCGGGTCTGGTGGCCCATGGAGCGGACCGCATGACGGCGCTGGCCCTGACTTTCAACGCGCCGTCGCCCATCGCCTCTGTTCCCGCCCTGACCCCGCGCGTGGGCTCACCCCGCCGGGCGGCTATCCTGACGGCGCTGGCGGCGGCGGCGGTGCGCGAGGGGAACCTGCGCGCCGTGCTGATCCTGGCGCGCACGGGGCGACCGCGCAGCCTGATCCGGTGCGCCGGGCCTTTCCGCTGGCTGGCGCTGGCGGGGCTGACGGCGCTTTACCCCGAGGCGAACGACGAGGCCTTGCGCCATGCGCTGGGCTGTCGGGCGTCGACGGACAAGCGGTTGCATGAGCCCGCGCGCCGCGCCGCGCGTCAGGATGCCCGCGAGAACTGGCCCGCCGAGGACGTGCAGGCGGTGGCGGTCGCCGTCGCCGAGCATGAGGACGCCCAGCTGACCGCCAGCTGGATCTGGCCCGTCGCCTGCGCGGTGACGGCCGACCACACCGGCGCCCATGCCGATACGGTGCGCCAGGTCACAGGCCTGAAAGGTCCGCCCAGCCGTCCGGTCGGACAGGCGCGGAAGTTCGCCGTCTACCTGACCATGACCGAGGGCGACGTGAACGCCACGGCTATGGCCGCCGCGACCGGCCTGGATAAGGCGACCGTCCGCCATCACGTCGCCAGCGTCGAGGATCGCTTGGATGAAGGCAGCGAGCTGGAAGGGACCATGGAAACCCTGGCGGCCGAGCTGCGCCGCCGACTGGATGAGGAGTTGAGCCAGTGGTGAAGGCGACCAAGAAGAAGGTGTTGTCGAAGCTGGCGGAGATCGAGCGGCTGCTGGAAGACGGCGCCGGGCTAGACATCGTCGTCATGTCCGTCGGCGGGCAGAAGGCCCGCGTCGGCTATGGTGCTGGCGGCCTGTTCATCACGATGACCGCCGAGCAGGCACTGGCGTTCGCCAAGGATTTTGACACGGACCAGGCTCGCGCCTGCGGCGCTGATCGTATTGGTGAAGATCTTGCCGAAGCGGCGGCGGCTTGCGCCCTGCACAACGCCCGGGGGCTGGGCGCGAATGACTGAACGCCGCCCCCTCCCCCACCCTTGGGATAAGGTGAAGGACGCGCTTCAGGCGCGGGTCTTCGAGCTGATGCGCGACCTGGGCATCCCGGAGAAGCCGGACCGCAACGGCCTGGTGCATCCGCTGAACCCCAATCGGGCGGACAAGAAGCCGGGCAGCCTGATCATCTGGACCGACGGCGACCGGTGCGGCGGCTGGAAGGATTATTCCAGCGGCGACAGCGGCGACATCTTTGGCATGATCCAGTTCTGGGCCCGACCGCGTCCGGCCGAGAAGATCGACGTCTATTGGTGGGCGCTGGAATGGCTGGGCTGGGATCGCGGCCGGGTGCGTTCCCTAGCGGACGATCAGGCCGACCGGGAGCGCCGCGAACGCGAGCGTCGGGCCGAGGAAAGCCGGTCCAAGGCGCTGGAAGCCGCGCGCAGCCGCGCCCTGTTCGCGCTGTGGCTGGGCCTGCCGCCGATCACGGGAACGCCAGCGGAACGCTACCTTGTAAACGTGCGCGGCCTGCCGCTGGACCGGCTGAAGCACCAGCCGGGCGCCCTGCGCTGGGCCGAACGGGTGGAGTTTGCGGACCCTGAGACAGGCGAGGTCGTCGAGTGGCGGCACTGCATGGTCAGCGCCATGACGCACGGTCAGAAGGTGACGGGGCTGCACCGGACCTTTCTGAAGCCGGACGGCAACGGCAAGGCTGAGCGCCGCAAGGCCAAGACGATGATCGGCAGCGCGGCCGGCGCCGCCATCCGGCTGAGCCCCGGCCCCAGCGGCCTGTCCCCGACCCAGGCGGAGAAGAAGGGTATCACCGGGCCGCTGGCCATAGGCGAGGGCATTGAGACCAGCCTGCCCATCGCCATCGCGCGACCGGATTACCGCGTCTGGGCCGCAGGATCGCTGAGCCTGATGGGCCTGCTGGAATGGCCGGCCTGCGCCTCGGCCGTGGTGCTGCTGCGCGACAACGACTGGCACAGCGAGGCGGCGCAGGCGGCCTTCGATCGGGTTCACGCCCACTGGCAGGCACAGGCCAAGGGCCGACCCGTGGTGGTCGTGGCGCCGCCGCCGGAAGTGGACGACTTCAACAGCTGGGTGATGCGGGGGGCAGCGTGAGCGGCTGGCAAAGCGACCGTTCGCGGTTTCGGCGGCGTCGTGCCGACCTGATGAAGTTCATGGGGCGGCGCTGCTATCTGTGCGGAAAGTGGATGAGGCGACCGAGCGACGACCACGTCGTGCCCAAATGCCAGGGCGGCCGCCGAGGCCGTAACATCCTGCTAGCCCATTCGGTGTGCAACGCGGCCAAGGCTGATCGCGCGCCCTATGCCTGTGAGCTGCTGCTGGCCTCCGCAGTATACGAGCGAATCGAAGCCTACAGGGCGACCCGCTGATGGGCGCCCTGCATCTGACCAAGACGATGCGTGCGCAGGTCGATGTGATCCGCGAGGTTCTGGCCCCCTGGGGGCTGGGCAGCGCCATCCTGAACGAAGGGCCGCACATGGTGGTCAAGGTGTTCGCGCGCGATGGCGGCGGATACCGGCTGTCGATCGTGTGCACGCCCAAATCCCGCGATGCGGCGGTGAACAAAGCGCGCCAGAGGGCCAAGGCCCTGGTGCGGCTGATTAATGCGAGGGCCGGATATTGAGTAGCGACGTTTACAGCGCCATCGGCGCGGCCCTGCCCAGTTTCGAGGAGGAGGATCAGGTCGCGCTGTCACGCCAGGTCCTACAGGCGGCGCGGAACGACCCGCCGCGCGGCGCCCCGATCGCATTCAGTCAGAAGCACGGCGAGCCGGAGCATATCGAGCCGGGACGGTGGCGCGAGCATCACGCCCAGTGGCACCGGTTGCCGTTGGGCTGCCCCGTGACGCCACTCGGGAAGCAGGCGACGTTGAGCGGGACCACATACTTCTTCCTCGACACGTTGGGCGAGGTCGCAGTGCTGGCCGAGAACGCCGGCAAGGGGCACGTGACCAGCCTGTTCGGTGGCCGCCCCTTGTTCCTGACCTGGGCTTGGCCGCGGTTCGGCAAGGGCGGCGTGGTAACTGGATACGCTGCCGAGGACGCTCGAGACGATCTGTTCGCGGCCTGCACTTATTGCGGGACGTTCGACCTTGAAGACCGGGTGCGCGGGCGCGGAGCGTGGCGCGATGATGACGGGCGGCTGATCTACCACGCCGGGGATGCGGTGTGGATCGGCGGCCAGTGGCGTCCACCGGGGCAGCATGGCCGGTTCATCTATCCGGGGCGACCGAAGATTGGACGCCCCAGCCGGACCTTGGAGCGCGAAGGCTCGGGTTCGCCCGGTGACCTGCTGTTGCAGGGGCTGGAAAGTTGGAACTGGGAACGGCGCGAGCTGGACCCGCGGCTGGCGCTGGGTTGGCTGATGCTGGCCATGGTCGGCGGCGCGCTGGACCAGCGGCCGGTCATCTATGTCGTCGGGACCGAAGGGGCGGGCAAGTCCACGCTGCAGAAGCTGTTCCGCCTGTTGATGAACGGGGCGCTGCTGGCCACGTCGAACACGACGCAGGCGGGCATTTACCAGAAGGTGAAACAGGACAGCGTCGCCGTCATGGTCGACGAGATGGAGGCCAAGGAGGATACACGGACCACGGACAAGATCCTGGAGCTGGCGCGCGTCGCCTATAGCGGCGACAAGATGCAGCGGGGGGGCAAGGACGGCGTGGGCCAGGAGTTCAGCGTCAACAGCAGCTTCATGATGTCGTCCATCGCCATGCCGCCCGTTGACGCCCAGGACGCCAGCCGCATGGCCGTGCTGATGCTGCGCGAACGGGTGGCGCGCGACACCACGCTGGAAGATTTGGGCCTGCGCGAGGCGACCAAGGTTCAGGCGTTGGGGCGTCAGCTGTTGAAGCGCATGATCTGGTGGTTCGAGGGCGAAGGCGGGAAGGATTGGCAGGCGCTGATCAGCGCGTTCAAGGGCGCTCTGGTGGACGTGGGCCACAACGACCGTTCAGCCGACACCTTCGGGGCGCTGGCGGCCGCGTGTCATGCAGCCTTGCGGGACGAAATGCCCGCTGCCGATGAAATCGAGTTCTGGCAGGGTCAGCTCAAGGCTGAGCAACTGGTGGAGACCAGCGGCCGCGAGAAGACCTGGCGCCGGGCGTTCATGCATCTGATCGAGGCGCAGCCGGATAATATCCGCAACGTCACGCATAAGTCGGTCGGATCGGCGCTGCTGGCGTGGAAGAACAACTGGGGCGGCGAGATCGGCGACCGCAAGGCGAACCTGGACGACGTGATGTTCACGCTGAGGCACTTCGGCATGACGATCAGCTTCGGGAAGGATCAGTTCAACGCCCCGAACCCCGAGGACTGGGACCATGCGCGTCTCTTCATTCCCGCCAAGCATCCGGGACTGAACGATCTGTTCGCCGGCACGCCTTGGGCAGGGAAGAAGGGTGCGCCCGGACCCTGGCTGGGGGTGCTGCGCCAGATGCCGAAACACCTGTGGGAAAACGGAAAGTGCGATCGAGGACTGGACGAGAAGAAGAGCGGGATCTTCATCCAGCTGTCGGCCGCTCTTGCATGGGATGACACGATGCCGTTGCCGATGGCGGCGTGATCTTGAAAGAACGCAGTTGTGTCTCCAACTGAGGCCATCAACCCTTATGGAGAACCCAAATGCCCCTAGTGACTGTCCGCGGGAAAGCCGTGGTGGACAGCGGATCTTTCGCCCTGGGCCTGGAAGACAACGTGGCGGAATGCGACTTCGCCGGCGCGCGCTTCGTCATTCAGATCGGCGCTGGAACGGCCGAGCGCGCCTCAACTGATGCTCCCTATACCCTGCTCCCTTTCCCGACGCACATCATGGGCCAGGCAGCATCCGTTACTCGCTCCGCCTGGGAAGATGGCGGGACGCGTTACGAACTGCTGCTCACGGTCTCTGGCACAGCGCCCCAGCCCGACCTGCGCGGCGCTCACCTCATTACCTACCACGTGACGAAGACGGACCGAGCCTACTGAGCGAGCCTACGGCGCGCGAGGCATGAATGAATAGGCCCGCCAGCGATCAGCTGGCGGGCCTATTTGCGTCGCCGACCAGGCGACGCTCCGACTTCCTTCACAATGGCCCGCGCAGCGCCCGCAGGGCGCGGTGCGCGCGGGCACCGCATTGGGTCAGGGGACCACACCCCGACCCTGACGGCAGAGGCGCTACGTCGGCCTCCTACCCCTTCTATCCGCCCCCGACCCTGCCTCTGGTAGCGAGAATGACGGCTGCGCCGAGGGTCAGGGGACCACGGCTCGACGGTTCTGGGGTTCTCCCTCGGGTTCTGTCGAAAGGCGCGGCGTATCAACGACATGACCACGTGACGGAACCGTAGAACCGTAGAACCGGCGCACACCCTCACGCGCGGAGACAACAACCGCCCAAGCTCGCACATACGCAAGAATATGAGGGTTCTGCGGTTCTATGGTTCTGACCTTGTCGAAGAGCCCGAAAACACTGGAATATTCACAGAACCGCCGAAAGAACCCGCCAGAACCCAATAAACAACGGTCGAAATATGAATATGCCGACGCTGCCGGGCGTCGCCCCGGCCGCCAGGCGGGGGCCGGGCCGGCCGAAGGGCTCGACCAACAAGCGGTCGGGCGATCTGCAGCGCTACGTCGAGGCCCAGTTCAACGGGCTGACGCCTGGTCAACAGTCGGCCCAGATCGCCCTGGTGACGGCGAAGGAGCTGCGAGCCTGTAACGGCGACCTACTGTCGGCCATGGCGCTGAAGGCAAAGGAGTTGGCCCGGCTCCTGGGCTGCGAGGCAAAGGAGGCGTGGCTCCTGATGCAGCGGGAGCGGGCCGACCTGCTGCCCTACATCCACCAGAAGCGCGCGCCGAAGGCCGAGGAGGACGGCGACCAGGAGAAGGCTCCGCACGTCATCATCGGGGTGCCGATGGAGGCGGGCACGGCGGCCGGGTCGGGCGAGATCCCCGGCGAATGGGACACGCCGCAAGATTTGCTGGATTATCAACCGGTTAGCGACGACGAACCTGAGCAAGTCACACAACCCAAGTCACACGCTCAAGGCTAAGGCGCTGTAATCATTGGCGATCAGGGGTCTAGCGCCGCTGATCAGAAATCAGTAGGGGCGACCCTTCCCCTGCCTCCCCCCGCCCCCCTCGCGACCCCCGCCCCCCAAACTCGGCCCCCGTCGATTTTCTCAGGGGGTGACCAACCGGCAGGTTCACGCCCTAGGCGCAGTCCCCCCCCTATTCGGGCGCTCCGAAACTTCACCCATCGCAAAGGGTCGGGGTCAGGGAAGCGCTTGTCCGAGGGTGAAAGAAAGGTCGTCAACCGGGTCTGGAACTTCGCCGGGCCTGTAGCCCGGCGGTTCGAGTTCGACCGCTCGTCGACTGCTTTTATCGTGGGACCGACGGGGGGCGGCAAAACCATTGCCGCAGCGCGCCGTTGTCTCCGTGCTGCTCTCTGGCAGGAGCCTAGTCCACGCGACGGATGGCGTCGAGCGCGGATTTTCGTCGTCTGCCCGACCTATCGCATCGCCTGGGACAGCGTCATTCCGTCCTACCTGAAGGTCTTTCCGAAGGAGGCGGACGGCGCCGCCATGAAGGCGGACTGGAAGGGAGCGACCGGCGACCCCGCCAACCACGTCGTGCAGATGCTGGGCAAGGGACCGGACGGCAAGGGTCCGGTTGAGATCGACGTGCGGTTCCGCGCCGTCCAGGACGTCGATCTGGACGAGTTCTTCCGGGGTAAGGAGTGCACGGCTTTCTGGCTGCCGGAGTTCGACACCCACGACAGCAGCGCCATCCTGTCCTACTGCTCGAACCGCGTCGGCCGCTACCCTGAGCCTGAGGACCGCCCCGAAACCTCGGACCAGGTGGCCTATGCGGGCGTCTGGGGCGACGCCAACACGCCGACGATCGGCAGCTGGTTCCAGAAGGAGTTCTTCGGCGCGCCGCGCCCCGGCATCCGGGTGCACAAGCAGCCGCCGGGCTACGACCCCGACAGCGCCGACGGCTTCCACGCCCAGGCCGAAAACATGGCCAACCTGAAACGGATCCGGCCCGACTACTACCGCAACATGGCGACCACGATGGAGGCGCACGACGTCCGGCGCCTGCTCCAGTGCAAGCTGACCTACGGCCGCCTGGGCGAGCCGGTGCATCCCAGTTTCGACGAAACCGTGCACGTCGGGCCCGACGACATGACGCCGGACCCGGAACTGCCGGTGATGATCGGCGTGGACGTGGACTTCAAGGGGGCCGCGACTTTCGGCCAGCGCAGCCTTTTCGGGCAGTGGTCGGTATACGCCGAGGTGATCGCCGCCGAGGCCCCGGATGGCGAAATGGACGTGGTCGAGTTCGCGGACGCCATCGTGGCGACGATGAAGACCGTCTTCCCCCATTGCAAACGCGCCATCCTGATCATCGACCCGGCCGGCAAGAGCCGTTCAACCACCAATCGGTCGATCAGCTGGGCCACAGAACTGCAGGCGCGCACCAAGATCACCGTAATCCTGGCGCCGTCGAACGATCCCAAGCTGCGTCGGACCTCGCTGGCGCGGCCGCTGAAGCGCCGCAATGGCTATCGGGTCCATCCGCGGTGCACCTGGCTGATCACCGCGCTGAACGGGGGCTTCCACTACCCCAAGAAGGGCAACGCCCAGTCGATGGTGGCCAAGAAGAACGAATATTCGTCGGTGGGCGAGAGCGCCGAATACATGACCATGGGCGGCGAAGGGATCGAGGACCGCGCGGGTCTGTTGCCGGCCATGGGGATGAGTGACCCGGGCGTGTCCAACGTGGTGGAAGTGGTCTTCGACTAGTCCTGACGCGGCGGGTTCTGGGCCATGCTCAGCAGGACCATCATCCCGCCAATCCCGATGAAGCTGGAAATCGCCCCGGCCCGCTCGTTGACCCAGATTGCGACGGCGGCCATGCTCATGAACCACACGCAGACAGCGGCGGCAGGCCCCGTCGCCTTCAGGTTGATCGCCAGGTTGCGGAGAAAGCTGAGAGGGTTTCGATCCTGATCCATGTGAACGGGATAACACCGATCGCGTCACAGGCAAGTCTCAGTCCGCCCCCCGTTCTGGCGGGGCCAGTGTGGCCTCATGAGCTTTCTTCGTCGCCAGAAGGTCCGTGAGGCCCCTCGTCCGGTAGATCCGGCCGATGTGCAGAACCGCATCGACCAGCAGCGCCAGAAGCGGCTGCGCGGCGGGGGCGGCGCGTCCACCTTCCTGAGCCAGGTTGCGGCAGAGAGCGCCGCCGCCTCGCCTGCGCCGACCCTGACGGGGATCGGCGGATGAGCGATGCGGTCGCCGCTCCCGCCGTGTCGCGTGCGCCGGCCATGTCTGATGACGGCCGCCGGATCCGCAACGCCTGGGAGGACGCCCAGGCCGAGCGCCGGCCCTTCGAACCCGGCTGGCAGATGGTGGCCGACTACTTCTATCCGTCCAGCAACTTCACCGTTTCGGCGACGACGCCGGTGTTCCGGCGCAATCGCCGGATCGTCACGAACACGCCGCGCCAAGCGCTGAAACAGGCCACGGCGCTGTTCGTCGCCTATGCCATCGACACCACCCAGCCCTTCCTCGCCCCGAACGTGAACCGGGGCATGGCGCGCGCCGGCCGGGCAGTGTGGACGCGCGGCGACGACGGCCGCAAGCTGGAGCTGTCTGGGGCCTCGCGAGACTATCTGGACGAACTGCGCTGGCAGTTGTTCGACGCGCAGATGGCGCCGCAGTCCGGCATGGTGACCGCCGTGGCCCGGTGCGGGCTGGAGTTCCTGGGCTTCGGCAACTGCGTCCGCTGGGTCGGTCGCAAGCGCGGTTTCGGCCCGCGCCACCAGCATCGACCGCTGCGCAGCTGCTGGTGGACCGTCAATGAAGACGGCGAAATCGACACCTTCTATTTCGCTGAGGTCCTGGCGCTGTGGCGCCTGGTCAAGAAGTATCCAGAGGCGCTGAAGCACCCCAAGATCGCCGAGAAGCACCGCGACCCGAAGAAGGCGCGCGAGCTGATCCAGCTGCTGCACCTGGTCGAGCCGCGCGAAGGCGGCGTGCGCGGCGCGGTCAAGACCCAGAAGCCCTTCGCCAGCATCACCGTCCTGCCCGAGCTGGACATGTTCGAGATCCGGGCCGAGGGCTACGACAGCTTCCCCTATCAGGTCGCGCGCATGGACCTGTGGGAGGGCAGTCCCTACGCCACCGGGCTGGGGTTCGACGCCCTGCCCGACGCCATGGCCCTGAACCACTTCAGCGGCGGCATGGAACGGGCGATCGACCTGATCAACGACCCGGTCCTGTTCGCGCCGACGCGTCTGTTCGGCAACCGGTTGGACCGCAGGCCGGGACAGGTGAACGTCTATGATCCGGTCAACCTGGGCTTCCAGTCCCTGCGCGACGCGATCCAGAAGGCCGAGATCGCCGGTGATCCCGCATGGGCTGAACGCCGGATCGCCGCCCTGACGACGAACATCGAGAAGGTGTTCTTCGGCAACTTCACCAACCTGCGCGACGCCGCCAACGTCACGGCCGAGGAAATCCGCGAGCGTCGCGACCTGCGCCAGCGCGCCATGAGCTATCTGGTCCCGTCGTTCGACCGTGACCTGTTCGGCAAGGGGGCTGACCGCGAGTTGGAAGCCCTGCTGGAAGAGGACCTGGTGCCTGCGCCGCCCGCCGAACTGTCGGGCGTGGACGTGGACTGGGATTACGCCGGTCCCTTGGCCAAGGCGCAGATGCTGACGCAGGTGGACGGCGCCCTGCGCCTGTTCGACGCCGCCGCCGCCGCCAAGCAGTTCGACGACAGCGCCGGCGACGTGGTCGCCGTGCATGAGGCCCTGCGCACCATCAACGACAGCCTGGGCAACGCCCCGGCCATGCTGAACAGCCGAGAAACCGTCGAGCAGATGCGCGCCGACCGCGCCGAGGCGGCCGCCCAGCAGCAGGAAAACGAGGCTCTGACCGCCCGCGCGACCGCCCTGCGCGACGCCGGACAGGGCATCGCCTCGATCGAGAACGCCGGACAACCGGCCATGGCGGCCTAGGCCGCGCAACCCCGAAGGAGACGGCCTTGAGCAAGCCCCTGACCAAATCCCCGCCCCCGATCAAACCGTCGCGGCTGCGACAGGTGGCCCTGGCGACCACCAGCCTGACCCCGGTTGGCCCGAATGGCACCAGCATAGACTTGAGCTTCGCCCTGGCGGCGGATGCTTGGGGCCTCAGCTTTCGATGACGGACCATCTGCCCGAGGACGCGCCTGAGCTGGAGACCGCGCGCGGGTTCGACAGCGCGCGGCTGATCGCTCAGGTTCGCCGGGGCGACGAGACCGCCATCGGCGAGGCCTATCGCCAGACATTCGGGACGAACCTCGGCCGGGTGGTGCTGCTGCACGCCCTGGCCAGCATCGGTGAAGTCGGCCTGCCGCGCGCAGCCGAGACGCCCGCCGAAGCCAATCACAAGAACGGCCGCGGCTTCGCGGTCCTGAAGATCGCCGGCCTCGCCGGTTTCGACCCGACCGCCATTGCGGCGGCGGGACTGACGCAAATCCTTGAAGGAGCAGACTATGACCACGGCTACGGACACGACGGCGGGCGCAACCCAATCGTCCGGTGGGACGACGGCGGCGACAGCGACCGGGCAGACGGAGGGTTCGGCCTCGACGACGCAGGGGGCGGCGACTTCGGCGGCGGCTGACGCGGCAGGCCAAACCGGCGCGGCGGGGACGACCGACGGCGCCGCCCAGACCGGCGACGAAGCACCGTGGCAGGATGGGCTGGCAGGCGATCTGAAAACCAACCCGCTGTTCCGCACCTACAAGACGGTTGATGACCTGGCCAAGGCGCACGACCACCTCACCAAGCTTAAGGGGGCGACGGCCGCCGAACTGCTGAAAATCCCGGCCAAGCCCCAGGACCAGGCCCCCGAGGACTGGGCGCCCATCCACAAAGCGCTGGGCGTGCCCGAGGATCCGAAGGACTACAAGATCACGCTGGCGCCCGAGGCGGCGGCGGATGCGCCGGCGCTGGAAGGGGTTCTGCGCGAACTGGGCGGCAAGGCCAAGTTTCAGCCGGCCCAGATGGCGGCAGTGATCGAAACCCTGAACACCCTGGGCCAACAGGCCGAGGCCGCCGAAGTCGCCGCCCGTGAAGCCGAGACGAGGACGGTCACCGACACCCTGAACAAGGAATGGGGCGCGGCGGCTGAGGGTAACCGACGCGCCATCGGCAAGCTGATGCGCGACGCCCTGGGCGGACAGATCGACGAGGCGGCCCAGGCCGATCTGGAGCGAACCGTCGGCGCCAACCTCACCCTGTCGCGCATTCTGGCCCACGCCATCGGCAAGATGGCCGAGCCGGAGGGGCCGGAGGGCGGTTCGGCGGCGCCTGCTGCGCGTCAGCTGAGCCCCGCCGGCGCGCAAGCCGCCCTCAACGCCCTTCAGGGGGACGCCGAGAAGATGAAGGCGCTAAACGACCGCGGCCACCCGCAACACAAGGCGGTGCTGGAAGAGCGGCGCCATCTGCTGGCGCAGGCCCGCGGCGAGAAGCGGCCGGACAGTGTGGGGTAGGCTAAGGCCCCTCTTGAAGGGTCGGTGGCGCGCGGATAATCATACCGCCGATATGTCGAATCCCGCGCCACTTTCTCCCGATCAGATAAGCCACTTGCAAAAGTGGCTCACTGAGAAAACAAAAAACCCGCAATGCGGGGTGTGCAACAGCAACAACTGGGGCATAGCTCCGCATCTAGGGTCATTTCAGACCATATCAGCCGAGGACGGAACGGTTCATTTAGGTGGGCCGCTGTATCCTCAAGTTATCGTCTACTGTCATAGTTGCGGACACGTTCGACCATTCATGGCGATACCGACGGGGGTGATGAAATCTCCCGAGGGGGCGGTGCCGATGGAAGCGCTGAAGGCGGTTGCTGATGACTGACAACAGCGTAGCCATCAACGTCGTAGCGTCGAGCGGATACGACATCGAGCGCACCGGCCCTCGCAAGATCGTTCGCCATGACATTTCTGACGAAGAGCTGGACCAACTGTGCGACGGAGCAGCCAGCACGCTTTCCACTTGGCTGGGGGTGGCGGCCGGCGGCTTCTTCGGCTCGTTTCCTAACGCGATCTCAGCCTTGTCCTCCTTTAGTGGCAATACAGCCTTGTCACTGAGCGAATTATCTAGCCTGATGATTTGCGGCGTTGCTGCGTCGCTTTGGCTAGCGCTGGGATTGGTGTCCGGCAGCCGCACGTCGAAGAGCCGAAAACTGAGGCTGGCGATTAGAGGGCGATCGACTACCAAGCCCTACGCTTGACGGACCGAGCAAATCAGTCCAGCTCATGATCAAACGGCCCTGGAAGCACCGAAGTTAAAACCCCTCGGGGATCTTAGACGCTCCGCCCTTCCCTCCCCGGAGACCGCGCAAGCGCCGGATAAGAGAGAAGCGCCCCAGGCGAGCGCATCGCCAGGCACGCACGGGCCAGGGCCCGAGACTGCAGCCGATCAAACCCCAAGACTTGATCGAATGCAGGAGGGCGTGCGCCCATGGACTACTCGCAAATCACCCAGGCTGACGTCGACGGCTTCCGCGCGAACCTGAACATGGTTCCGCAGCAGACCGAGAGCGTGTATCTGCCCCATATCGACGCCGACCTCGCCTATTCCGAGACCGGCAAGATGTTCAACGTCGACAGCATCGGCCAGTCCGATCCGAAGGACGTGGACACCGTCGTGCCCGACAGCCCCGAGGGTCTGCTGGAAATGACGCGCCGCGTCGGCTTCCTGAAGCAGTTCCACGACGGCAAGTTCATCGAGAGCATCCAGAAGGTCCACCAACTTCAGGACCCGACCGACAAGGTCATGGCGTCCATGCGCGCCGGCAAGATGCGCAAGCTGGACCAGCGTGTTCGCGAGGCCTTCTTCGCGCCCGCCCGCATCGGCGAGAACGGCGAGAACATCCTGAACTTCCCGTCCGGCAAGATCGTCGCCGCCGCCAGCCGCAAGTTCCTGCACACCCTGGAGAAGGACGCCGTTCCGGCGTCCGGCCCCCTGCCGCTGACGCTGGGCAAGATCCTGGCCGGGCGGGCCATCATCCGCAAGACGAAGATCCTGCAACTGCACACGGGCGGACGGATCAAGCTGGCCCTGCGTGAGGACGACCTGGCGCAACTGCTGACCACCATCCCGGCGACCAGCAGCGACTATTCGCTGGCGACCAAGCTCCAGAACGGCGACATCACGCACGCCTGGGGCATCGACTTCGTCATGGACGAGGACGTGCCGTTCACGGCCGGTTCCACCGACACCTATCTGCTGCCGATGTGGGTGGACAAGGTGATGCAGCTGAAGGCGCGCGAGATCCACACCGCGACCATCGAAAAGCGCACCGACAAGTCCATGCGGGCCTACGCCTACTACGAGACCGAGGCGGGCGCCGCACGCGGCTGGGACGAGGGCGTGGCCGGGATCGAGGTCAAGGACGTCGCTTAACAGCGAGGGCCTACCGCGCTTCGCGCTGCTTGAGGCCCGGTAGGCCCCCGCTCCATCGCAACACCCGCCCCCAGGGCGTGCGGACCCGGAGAGGCCGCAGGATGACAAGGAACGAAACCCATGGCCCGTTTCATCGGAGCAATCCTCGGAGCCGCCCACGTCGCCGCCAGCGGCGCAGCCGGCTCGCTGACCGACCCCTTCTTCAGCAACGGCCGCGTCGCGCGGATGCTGAGCGACTACTGGACCGGCGACGCCGCCCAGAACGACATCATCAGCCTGGGCTATGTCGACTGGACCACGCGTTTCGACGCGATCTCGACCCTCGACTTCACCGACTTCGGCACCGCGATCACCCTGGACGTCGGCGTCGCCAACGACGTGGACTGCCTGATCGCCGCTCAGGACGTGGCGACGGCGGCGGGTTCGGTGTCCCTGCTGAAGTCGGTCGCCATCGCCGATCGTCGCAAGCCGCTGTGGCAGCTGGCCGGCTACGCCTCGGCCCAAGCGGCGCGCGCCGCGACGGTCAAGGACGGCGGCCGAGCCGAGCTGATCGCCACCCTGAAGGGCGGCAATCCCGACACCGGCACGCTGGCCTGGTCCTTCTACGGCAGCCCGCAGTAAGGCTTTGCCGTCCTCTTCCCCGTCCCGGCCGTGCTGCTCAATCACAGACGGGACGGGTTGAAACCGAAGGCGGGAGGATTTGACCCCTCCCGCCTTCGACGCATTCTGGTCGCCGCTATCGCCCGTAGGGCTGCTTGAGCGGCGTTTTTTGGAGCGATCCTGATGAGCGCAGCCGCCACCCTTCTGGTCAACGGCGCCCTGGTGCAGCTGGGCGAAGACACGGTCCAGTCGGTCGAGCAGGATCCGCCGCCCGCGCGTCTGGCGAAGATCCTGCCGCACCTTGCGCCCGCCATCGACGCCGTGCTGGTCAAGTATGGGTGGCTGTGCGCGCTCGACTACTTCGAGCTGCAGCCCTCAGGTCTGGCGCCCGGGAACTGGAAGTATCCCTTCGCCTATGTGGCGCCCGCCGGGGCGCTGCGCTTCTGGGAGGTCGAGCGCGCGAGCGGATGGGAGCGCGGCGTCTGGGTGCGCGACGACGGCGTCAGCCAGCCCGTGCTGCGCGCAAAGTCCGGCGGGGCGATCCGCGTCAGCTGCGTCATGAAGCGGGTCGCGGACGCCTTGGACGCCAATGTCCACGACGCCGTGGTGTTCGAACTGGCGGCGCGGGCGGCCCGACCCATCGGCGGTTCGACCGAACGCGCGCTGGAGCTGCGAAAGATCGCCGACGCCGCCGTGCTGGCGGCCATGGGGACGGACGGGCAGGACAGCCGGGCGGATGAGCCGATGTTCGTGGACCGCGTGGCGGCGCTGAGGGCTTCGGCGCTCTAAGTCCGCCCCCCATTGGGGCGCGGCCAGTCTGCGTCCATGAGACAGACCGGGTTCCAGCAATCTTTCAACGTGGGCGAGCTGGGGCCGGACGGCTGGTCGCGCTCCGACCTGGCGCAGTTCTCCAAGGGCTGCATCCTTGGCTACAACATGATCGGCCGCGTGGTGGGTTCGACCGGACGCCGCAACGGCACCTGGTTCACGGGCCTGCCCAAGCACGCGGACCGGCGCAGCCGCCTGATCCCGTTTCGACGCAACCGCGACGACGCCCTGGTGCTGGAGTTCGGGCACCAGTATGTGCGCGTCTGGACCGTGAACGGCGCGCCCCTGCTGAACGGCGGCGTGCAGGTGGAATTCACCAGTCCTTTCACCGAAGACCTGCTTGACGGCATCCGCTTCCAGCAGTCCGGCGACGTCATCTTCCTGACCAGCCGAGACAATTTCCGCCCTCGCATTCTACGGCGTTTGTCAAACACTGACTGGGTCATAGAAGGCCTGGAGATCGAGCACGGGCCGTTTCGCGGCGAGAACGGCGATCCGGCCCATACCCTTTCACTGAACGGCAGCACGCTGACCGCGAGCAAGCCGACCTTCGCCGAAACCCACGTGGGCTCGCTCTTTCGGCTTCGCCAGAACGACGGAAATCCGGGCGTTCTCAGCTGGGAGCCCGAGGAAGAAAACATAGCCCTGGGCGTCCAGCGCCTGTCGAACGGCAGGGTCTATGGACGCAGCGGCGGCGCGAACAAGGCCGGCAACACGCCGCCCGTGCACGTCAGCGGCGAGGTCTCTGACGGGAGCGCCACCTGGGCCTATCTGCATGACGGCGCGGTCAACCTCTATGTGACCGCCTTCGCCAGTTCCACCAGCGTCACCGTCTATGCTTTGGGCACGGCGCCTGAGGGGCTGGACAGCGGAACCGCCAGCTGGGCCGAAGGGGCCTATTCCGATTATCGGGGTTGGCCGACCGCCAATCCGGCCTTGCGCGAGGAGCGCCTGGTCCTGGCCGGAAACCGTTCCGAGCCCGACGTCATCGACCTGACCCGCACCGCAGGCTTCTCGCCCCGAGGGCTGGACTATACGCCCGGTCTCGGCACCGGACGCGTGGTGGACGACGATGCGGTGCGCCGGATCGTCGGGGGAAACCGCGACCGCGTAGTGTGGATGGCGGGGTCCAATTTCCTGATGATCGGCACCACGGACGGCGAGTTCGTCGTCTCTGGCGGATCGCTGGACGACCCGATCACGCCCGCCGGTTGCGTCGCGCGGCCTGTAGGCGAGTTCGGCAGCGCCGACGTCATGCCGGTCCTGGCCTATGGCGGGGTGCTGTTCGTCGCCGCCGGAGGCGAGACGCTGCGCGAAGCGCGCATGGAGCCGGACCAGTCGATGGCCCGCAGCGACCTGAGCGTGATGGCCTCACACATCGCCAGCCGTGGACTGGTAGAGCTGACCTGGCTCAAGCAGCCCCTGAACCTGTTGTGGGTTCAGCTGGCCGACGGCGGGCAGGCCAGCATGACGTATCACGCCGAACAACAGGTTCTGGGCTGGAACCGTCACGGTCTCGCGGCGACTACGACGCCGACTGAGGACGAGCCTCTGGGCGGCGGGATGATCCTGGAAAGCAGTTGCGTCGTGCCCGGCTATCGCGGTCGCCCTCGCCTGTTCATGATCGTCCGCCGCGAGAAGGACGGCGCGCAGCAGCGCATGATCCTGCGGATGGCGGATCCGGCGGACAAGCTGTTCCTCGACGCCGCCGAGTTCTACGCTGGGGATGCGGTCAACGTCGTGGCCGGCCTCGATCACCTGCGGGGCGAGGCCGTCACGGTGATGGCTGGAACCGAGGCGGGCGCGAAACCGGCGCCGGGGCGAGGCTGGGGCGAGTATCGCAACCGGGTCGTGGGCGAGGACGGCGCGACGGCCCTGCCGGAAGGGGTGACGGCGGCGAGAATGCAGGTAGGACTGCCCTATCTGAGCCGTTTCGAGGGTTTGCCGCCCGAGTTCGCCGGGCCGGGCACCACGGCCGGGAGAAAAGTGCGCTACACCAAGGCGGCGGTCACGCTGGAAGCCGCCATCGCCGAAGTCGGCACGACGGGGTTGGAAGGCGATAGCGGCGTGGACAGCCTGCTGAACCGGGCGCCGGGCGACATCGGCGGCCCCATGGTGACGCGGAGCGTCTGGGCGACGTCGCTGATGGGCGGCGCCGAGACCGAACGACGGCTGTTCGTCCAGACGGACAGCGGTTTCGACATGGTGATCCATAGCCTGCGAGCACTGGCCGATGTCGACTGAGGGCGCGCTGACCCACCGCTGCGGCCTGACCCTGCGTCGCTACTCGCCCTCGGACCCGACGCGGATCCAGGCGCGGGCCGATTTCGCGCGTGAGCAGGCGTTGGCCGGGGATCCGCTGCTGGGACCGGAGCAGCCCGGCGGTCTGTGCTGGACGTTGACCGCCGGACCAAGAAAATGGGACCGACCGCTGGCCTGCGGGGGGCTGGAAAGCCTGGGGCACGGCCGGTGGAGCGGCTGGCTCTACGCCTCGGATCTGACGCCGCGCGGCTGGGCCATGGTGGCGCGGGCCTTTCGGTTGATGATCGTCGAGACCAGGGCGCGCCGGGTGGAGATGGCGGTCAGCGCCCGCCCCCTTCCCGGCCTTGGTTGGGCCGCGCATGGCTACGCCGAGGCGCTGGGGCTGGCGCGCGAGGGCGTCATGCGCGGCTGGGGGCCGGACGGCTCGGACTATGTTCTCTATGCAGGGGTGTTCAAATGAGCAGCGTCTTGGCGACGGGCCTGGCGGCCGCCGGGAAGATAGTCGGCGGCTTTGCGGCCAAGAGAGCGGCGAAGGCCCGCGCGCGCGCGCTGACCAATGCGGCGCGCAACGCCCGTCAGGAAGCCGGGATCGCGGCCTCGATCGCGCTTGAAGACAGCGACCGGGTCGGCGCGCGGGCGGCGACGCTGGCGGCGGCGTCTGGCGGCGGGGGCTTGCAGGGCTCGGCGCTGGCGGTGATCGACGATCTGGCCCGGCAGGGCATGTATCGCGCCCGACAGACGGTGCGTGACGGCCTGAGCCAGTCTACCGCCCTGCTGAACGACGCAACCACAGCGAAGCGCCAGGGGAGCTTGGACCTGTTTGCGAGCTTCGTGGACGCCGGATCGACGGTGCTGGGGCAAATGGGCTCGGACGCCCAGAACCGCCGAAGCGGAGACATGGCCAAGATCGCGGCCCAAATGGCCATGGGGGGCTGATATGGCGAAACTTCCTCAGGCGCTGGACATGCAGAGGCCCAACGGCGCCATGTCGTCCGGCCAAGAGCTGGATTTCCGCTCGTTGGAACAGGCGTTCCAGAACGCATCCAGACAGGTCGAGCGTTACGACGAAGCGCGGCGTCAGGCCGACGACGTCGAGGCGGCGCAGATCGTCGAGGAGGCGCGCCAGACCTACGCCATGGGCGCCGGCGAGCGCGTGCAGATGTATGACGGCCGCAGCCCCGGCTTCGCCGAGGGCGAGTTGAAGGCGTTCGACGTCGCCTTCCGGCCGCTGACAGAGCGCGAGGACATGTCCGACGGCGTGCGTCTGGCGGTCGGGCGCCGACTGCGCGACCTGCGCACGTCGGCCGGGGCGCAGGCGATCAACGTCGAGGCCACGGCAAGGGGCCAGCGCGCCGCCGCCGACCGCGACGCCTCTGAACAGGCGACGGCGGTGCGCGGTCTGATGGCCGTGCAGGAGCGGTTCGACGCCAAGGAAGACGAACTGAGGGCGTCATGGGACGGCGTCTCACCCGGCTATTCCGACGCCCTGCTGGGCGCCTGGCGCGCCGAGACCGAGGCTGAACTGGCGAAATCGCCGGAAGCGATCCAGGCGCGATTGCGCCCCATGCTGCTGTCCCAAGAAGCGTCCTTGCAGGCCAGGTCGCTGGCGGTCGAGGACGAACGCCGCGACGCAGACACCCTCCGCACCGTCCGTGACGGCCTGACGGGCCTGATCAACCGTGCGGCGCGGGATCCGGCGATGCTGGCCCAGTTCGACACACAGATCGCGCCCATCCTTGACGCCGCACCGGCGCATCTGCGCGCTGAGCTGCGCAAGGAGACCCTGGATCTGGCGCAGGAGAAGGCGCTGGAAGCGCGGATCAACCGCGGCGAGTTCGAGGCAGTCGGCGCGGAGCTGGACAAGGGGGCCTATGACGCGATGGACCCGGCCCGGGTCGCGCGGCTGAAAGACACAGTCAAATCGGCGCAAGCCAATGGGGTGGTCACGGACGCGCAGGAGGTCGCAGATTTCGAGGCGGCGGTGGCGGCCGACGTGCGGAACGTCTTGAAGGGCGAAGCGCCGGACGCCGACCTGATCCGTCAGGCGCAGAGGATCGGCGGCGACAGCCTGGCGGTGACAATCCGCACCGACCAACAGGCCGCCCAGAACGTGCGGCCTTTGATGGCGCGGTTGCGCAGCATGACGGCCGTAGAGGCCGAAGCGGAAATCGAGCGACTGACGGCCGGGGCGACGGACGCGGTCGGCGCCCGCACGATGGAGCTGGGGCTGGCCATGATCCAGCAGGACCGCCGCGCCCGCGCCGATCCGGCCCTGTGGGCGGCCACGCCGGTCGGGCCGGGCGATCAGGCCGCCGAAAACGTTCAGCAGAGGCTGCGCGCCTTCAGGACAGCCCCCAGCGCCGAGAGCGCCGAGGCCTATGCGCGCGCGACCTGGACGACGCAACGCGAAGCGGGCGTCCCGTTGCAGGATCGCCGGGTGCTGGACAAGGCGACGGCTGAAGCCTGGGTCGCGGAACTGGACGCCGAAGGGACGGGCGAGGCTCAGCTGGCCGCGATGGCGGCCCGCACCGGACTGTTCGGCGCTGGTTTCCGGCCCCAGGTGATCCGGGAACTGAAGCTGGCGGGCATGAAGGACGCCGATCTGGGCGCCCTCGCCTTCTACGCCGACAGCCCCCGCCGGCTGGCCCTCTACGCCCGAGGCCGTGGGCAGAAGCTGGAGGACCTGGTGCCCCAGAAGGCCGAGCGTGAGGCGTTGGACGCCGAGATCCAGGCGGCCCTGCGGCCTTTCGTTCAGGCCCTGGGCAGCCGCGACGGGTCGGTCGGCGCGCTGGAAGCGGCCCGCGTGACGGCCTACGACATGGTCAAGCGCGGCGACGCCGTGCGGGACGCGGTGCGGACGGCGACGGCACCGATGACGGACGGCTACGATTTTCAGGGCAGTTGGGCGGTGCCGAAGGATCGCGGCCTAACCCTGGGCCGGGTGACGCTGAGCGCCCGGCGGGAGGTGGAGGCCCTGGTGCGCCGAAACGGCGCGGAGGGATATGCTCCGCCCAGCGATCGGTTCACCCCTGAACAGGCGCGACGGAACTATGCGGATCTGGTCAGCGAGCGCGCCTTCTGGCGCAACCTGCTGGATGACAGCGGCGTCGAGCTGGTGATGCCGCGCGCGGACGGCGGCGGCGTCATACGTGTAAAGGACGGCCAAGGGGAAGACGTGGTGCGCACCTGGGACGAACTCGAACGCAATGGGCGGGCGGTGTCGGCAAGACGCTGACCCCGCTCAGTCCCCCCCCTATTCGGGCGCGCCGACCCTTGTGTCATGAGCGATCCCTTTCGACAGAACGCCCCGAGCGCCACCGCCGCTGAAGAGACGGCCCTGATTGAACAGGGGCCTGTCTCTCGCGGGCTGGGCCAGTCCCTCACGTTTGAGGAAAGCCAGATCACCGGCCGCGTCCTGGGCTTTCTCCAGAGCGATGACCGCCGGGCCTTCGACGCCCAGCGCGCCCGCGTCTTCGGGCGCGAGGTCGCCAACGAACTGAGCGCCGATGCGGCTAACGCTGCATTTGGCGTCGACAACTATCTGCGGTTCGATCAGCCGGTGAACGCCCACAGGGCGGCCGAGATGAACCGACAGGCCGTCGAGCGCCGCTATCGTGAAGAGACGGCCTCGCGCGCCGGGCTCAGCACCGCCGACACCCTGGGCGCCAGCCTGCTGGGGGCGGCGACGGATCCTGTGCTGTTGCCGACCTGGTTCATCGGCGGCGGGTCGGCGGCGGTGCGTGCGATGGGCGCCACCCGCGCCGCGACGCGCCTGGGCAACGTCGGACGAGGCGCTGTCGTCGGCAGTATCGACGGTCTGACCGGGGGCGCTGTAGCCGAGGGCGTCACCTTCGGCGCACGGCGCAGCACGGGCGAGGATTATTCGGTCGGCGACAGTGTGACCAATATCGTGTTGGGGGTGGCGCTGGGTTCGACCATCGGAGGCGGGACCGGTGCGCTGACCCGTCCTTCGCCTTCTGGCCCAGCCATCCGGCCAACGACGTCGCTGGACCGCCAGATCGCCGCCGTGGCCGAGGGGCGCGGAGTGGACGCCAGTCTGGCGTTGCGCATCCGCCAGCTGGAGAACCGCAGCGGCGACCCGCAGGCCCGGCCGATCCGGCGGGGCAAACGCCTGTCGAGCGCGCACGGGGTGTTCCAGATCACGGACCGCACCTGGGACGGGCTGGGCGGCGGCGACCGCAACGACGTCGCCCGTCAAGTAGAACTGGGGGTCGAAAACATCGCGCGCGAACGCGACGGACTGCGCCAAGCTCTCGGCCGCGATCCGGCGCACTGGGAGGTCTATCTGGCCCACCAGCAAGGCCAGGGCGGCGCGCGCGCCCTGCTGGGCAATCCTGACGGCGACGCTATCGCCACTCTGGCGCCCGTGCTGGAACGCAGCAATCCGGGGCGCGGCGCGGCCTTGGCGCGCCAAGCGGTGCTCAACAACGGCGGCCGCGTGGGGATGACCTCCGGCCAGTTCGCTCAGTTGTGGCGCCGCAAGTTCGGCGCGAGGGCCGACGCGGGCGCGGCGACGCTGGAACAGATGACGCCGCGCAAACCCCCGCGCGTGCTGGAAGGTCTGACCGAGCAGGAGCGTGTCGGGGCCTTTGCGCAGGCCATCGAGCAAATCGCCGACGACGCCCCGGTCGATCTGGGCGCGGCGCTGGCGCGCAATGGGCTGGACGCGCTGGATGAAGCCTCGGCCGTGCCGTCGATCCGGGGACGCTGGCTTGAGGCCGACGTGGCGGTGACGCGCGCGGGCGGCGAGATCCCGGTGCGCTTCGCCGTGGTCGAACTGGACGATCTGGAGACCAGCCACAGCGACGACCTGACCGCCGAGCCTGCCTATCCCCAGGCCTTGCAGCCGCGTGACCGCAGCCGGGCGGGATCTCAGGCGGCCAACTACGCGCTGGAACGCGACCTGAACCCGGACCTGCTGATGAAGGACAAGGCCGCGTCGGGCGGTTCGCCCATCATCAGCCCCGACGGCGTGGTGGAAAGCGGCAACGGTCGGGCCATCGCCCTGCGCCGCAGCGCCAACACCGGAACCGAGGCCTGGACCCGCTATCGCCAGGCGCTGGAACGACAGGGGTTCGACGTCGAGGGCTTCGACCGGCCCGTGCTGGTGCGGATGCGCACCGAGCCCATGACCGGAGCGCAGCGTGCGGAAATGGCGCGCGCCGTGAACGAGGCCCCCACCGAAGCCTTCTCGCCCGTCGAACAGGCGCGTAGCGACGCCCGGCGACTGGATCGCGACACCCTGGGCCTGTTGCAGGGCGACGATCCGTTTGCCGCAGCGGAGCGGCCCTTCCTGCGCGGCTTCATCCAGCGTGTGGCGCCGGGCGAGGCCAACGCCCTGACCGACGCGCGCGGCGCGATCAGCCAGGCCGGGCGGGCGCGGGTGCAGGCGGCGCTGGTCCAGTCCGCCTATGGCGACGATCTTTTGACGGCCGCCCTGTTCGAGAACGCCGACGACCTGGTGCGCGGCATCGGCCGGGCGTTGGCGGACGCAGCCCCCGCCTGGGCGCGGATGCGGGCGGAGGCCCCGCGCGCCATGGATGTCACGCCGAACCTGACCGGGGCGGTCGGCCTGATCCGCGAGGCCCGGGCGGGCCGCATGACCGTGGCCGAACTGCTGGATGCGCGTCTGGGTCAAATCGACCTGTTCGGCGGCGAGGCGATCAGTCCTGAAACCGAGGCGATGGTGCGACTGATGTTCCGCGACGCGGCCTTGACGAAACCGCGCGGGAGCGAACGCATCGCCGAGGCGCTGAAGGATTATGCACGGGGCGCGGCGGCGACGCCGGACGGCCCTGACCTGTTTGGAGACGTCCCCGATGGCCGAGCCTTCCTCGACACCCTCATCACCCGATACGCCGGCGCCGAAGGCGAAGGCGTCAGCGGGCTTGCCTACGCCGGGGGCTCAGAACCCCTCTGGTCCCCCCGCGAGGTCGAGGCGGATGGCGCTGCTGTCCTCGACCTTCGACCGGCTGAGCCTGACGGCGACGGACCCCGAGGAGGCGGCGACGGACCGGAAGACGGCGGACGCCCTGCACGATCTGGCGGACAGGCTGAAGAGCGGCTGACGCCACAGGCCCGCGTCGCCGCCCTGATCGCCGCCGATCCCGAACTGAAAGCGCTGATGGCCGACACCGACGCGCTGGCGCGCGCCAGCGGCGTCGATATCGAACCACCCACAGGCCGCGACGATCCATCCACAGTCGCGGAGGCGGTGCGCGCCGCAGCCTTCTGCCTTGCGACCGAATTTGGCGCATGAACGACGTTCGGTAATCTTCATGAAGATCAAGACCCCCTGCCCCATTCTGACCGCCGTCGTCGTGACCCCGGACCAGGTGCAGTTCGACTGTCCGGCCTGCGACGTGACCCATATGCTGACGCGCAGCCTGGACTATCGCGAGGACAGCGACGGGACGTGGCGGCTGAAGGAAGAGCCCGGCTTCGAGTGTGACTGCGGCGTGCTGATCGCCGCCGACTTCCGACTGACCGTGGCCCCGCCCAAGGATCCTGCATGACCCGCGCCTGTCACAGCCCCGTTCGCATGGCGACGGGCGACGCCTTCACCGACGCCGAGATCGACGACATTCTGGCCCGACTGACGCGGAAGGCGCAGCGCAAGGGCCAACCGTTCGACCGGGCCGCGATGACCGAGGCGGCGGCAGAGGTGACGCGGGACCAGTTGATGGCGACCCTGACCGAACGCCGCCTGCGCGTGGCGGCCAAGCGCGCCAGCGACCTGTTCGACGCCCAGATGAGCGGCATGGGGGCGGCGGTCGGCGATGAGGCGGATCGGCTGAAAGCCTATCTGGTGGGATCGGAGAGGCAGGGCCTAGGCGCATCGTTCAGCGTGGACGCCGAGGCGCGGGCGCGGACGGTGGCCCTGTGGGGCGAGGCCGAACGGGCGTTGCGCGAGGCCGGTTTGATGGGGCGACTGTCCGGTTTCACGGTCGACGTCGAGTTCGAGCGGGCCATCCGGCGCGAACGATCCCGGCTGAACGGGGCGGCCATTGATCCCACCGGCGACGCGGACGCGCTGAAGGTCGCCGAGATCCTGAACGCCCTGTCGGAGAAGGGGCGATTGATGCAGAACGACGTCGGCGCCTGGATCGGCAAGCTGGAAGGCTACGCCGGGCGCCAGAGCCATGACCGCCTGCGCGTCTCGGGCGGGTTCTGGCGTGAATTCCAATCGGGCGGCTTGGCGTCGCTAGGCGACATGAAGGGCGCCAGCCTGAAGGCCAGCCGCCGGGCGTTCCGCGAATGGCGGGACTTCATCGGCGCGCGCCTGGCGGATGAGACGTTCGAGGGCATAGAGGCGCGCGATCTGGACGAGGGCTGGCTGGACACGGCCAAGGACCTGCAACGGGCCGGCGCGATCGACGACGCCGCCGACGTGCGCGAGGTCTTCCTGTATCGCGCCTGGTTCGACATCGTTTCGGGCAAGAGCGAGGTGCTGGGCGGCGCCGACGACATAGGGGATTTCCGTCCGCCCGCGTCCAAGGCGCGCAGCGTGTCGAAAAGCCGGGTTCTGCATTTCAAGGATCCTGACGCCGCCCACGACTACGCCCTGAGGTTCGGTCGCGGTTCGCTTCTGGCCAACGCCATGGGCGAGCTGGAACGCGCGGGGCGCAACACCGCCCTGATGAACCGGCTGGGTCCGGCGCCGGAAGCCATGTTCCAGAACAAGGTCGGCCAGTTGCACGCCCAGGCGCGGGCGCGCGGCGATGTGGGCGCGGCCGACAAGTTGCTGGCCGCCCAACGCCGTGCCGAGTTCGACGAACTGACCGGGGCCGGCAGCCAGCCCGACAATCTTCGGCTGGCCATCGTCGGGCGCTCGATCCGCCTGCAACAGAGCCTGGCCAAACTGGGGGGCATGGTGTTGTCGGGCCTGTCGGACACCAGCCTGGCGGCGACAGCGATGAAGCGGGCCGGCGGCACCTGGCTGGACGGCTACAGCGGCGCCCTGCGCGGCGTCACGCGGATGCAAGGGCCTGAGGGCAAGGCGGCGGCGGACCTGTTGGACGTCGGCGCGCGCTCGGCGGCGGCGCACATGACCGGCCGGTTCCACGCGGCGGACGGTCCGCTGGGCTGGACCGCGTCGGCGCAGCAGCTGTTCTACAAGGTCAACCTGTTCGAGTTCTGGCAGGACGGCCTGCGTCGGGGCGTCGCCGAGATGTATTCCTCGCATCTGGGGGCAGAGGCGGCCCATGCCTGGAGCGGGTTGAGCGCCGGAACGCGCGAAACGATGGAGCGCTATGGCGTCACGTCCGAGGATTGGGAGCTGATCCGGCACGGCCTGATCCAGCCGGAACAGGCGAAGGCCCAGCCGCGCAGCCTGCGTCAGGCCTATGACGGCGATTTGGCCGTGGCGGACGTCAGCGAGCCGGAAGGCCGCCGCTATTTCACTTTCGAGGCTATCGACGGGATCAGCGACAAGGCCCTGTTGAAGCGCGCGGGCCTGACGGGCAAGGACGCCACCGCTGATGAGGCGCGCAGGGTCCGTGAA